AGCTGTTCCTTTGTTTTCATAACCTCATCTTTCCATCCGTCATTGTTTAAATAAGTAAGAGGGTTTTTTCTGAACTGCTTATCTGGGGTTGATAAAGTATAATCAGCAATGTGTTTCATAATATCGTCACGCTCCTGATCTTTTAGCGTGTTCCATTTTAGTTTACATTTTCCAGCGTTTATTTTTTTGTCGTACAAATCCCAGAATGAATTGAATGATATATTTATATTATTATTACTATTTGTATTACTATCTGGTATAGGTTTATCGAAATCAACAAATCCATTTTCGGTTTTCGATAAATGCATTTGCGGGTTTCGACAAATGGCGGAATTAAAATATGAAAGAGATTTTTCCGTAAGAGCATACCAAGTCGTTCTGTCATACTTCTTTTTATTGTGATTAGCCGTTAATATATAACCATCTTTCTCTAGCTTTTTCAGTGTATTGCGAATCGTGTAAGTGCTTATATATGTGAAGATAGAGGAAAACCCTGCTATTGAATTATAAGTCCAGTAGTGACCTTCGATCAGGTTTTTATTATTGCCCTCATTGCGCTTGTGCCAATAAAAAAAATGCTGAAGAAAAAGGGCTTCGTGCAGCCCCAATTCATCAGCAATTTCAGTTGGAAATGAATGGGAATTCATTATGTTTCTCCTTTATTTATAAAATATCCACATAGCAATTATACCTATTGCTATCCCAAAAATCAAACCCATTCTCACACCGTACCAGAACATTTTACGCCCGAGGTAAAAAGATCTTGCTCTGTATTTCTTGTTAATTATTTTTCTTCTTTTTGTTTTTCTTCACTTGCCATTCATATAACAATGCCATCTCTGCCATATGTCTATGATCTGCTCTGGCTTGTGCTTTCCAATCTGGCGATATACAACTTTCCTCATCGAATACTACTTTTAATAATAAGTATAATTTTCTTAATTGTTCTATATCACATTCTTCTGCTATATAGTGTTCATCATCATTTTCGTCATTCCACGTTAAATTGAAAATTTCATAGTTAATCATAAAATCTAAACTAGAGCTTTCCCCTTTTTTGCGTCCTACATCAAATTTATATTCAAGTTGATTATAATATTTCATTTTTCTTCTCCGAACTCCTCGTTATCAATATTTCTGCGTGTCGCATCATAGATTCCATAGCCATCATAGAACCTGTCTATAAAATCAAGAGTCTTCTCGACGCTATATTGGCTAGTCTTGGAGCGACCACCAGAGGGTTCTTCCCACGAGGTTGCTACCAACCCTCTTGGGTTTGTATTTTGTTCCTTAAAACAATGACAACCGCCACTATTCTTATCCTTATTTATATCCATCTTACAACGAGAACATTTTTTCATTTTTCTTCTCTTTGTTTCTCTTCACTTGGTTAGCGGTTCTGCCATGAGATTTTAAATACTTATTCAGCTTACGCTTTTCCCTTTTTTTGTCTTTTGCTTTTCTGTTAGGCATTGCCAACCAGCCTCGGCATCAAAGTTCACATACCTTTAAACTCATCAACCGAGGCTCGTTTTTACCTACTAGCTTGAGCGGTACTTTGGAACTGCCCCAAACTCTCTCCGATGGTAACGGAGTGATTCTCTCTTGAATCTTGTACCGCATTTCTTTTTGGATAAGACAAAATTTCGTGTTGAAAATTTTTACGAGCCTTGTGATTTAATATTTTTATATATTTGTATCTTGGTAACACTTCCCTTTTTTTTATCTTATTAAAATTTTTCTCATATTGTTCTCTAATTTCTCCAGTTTGATTTAACAGCCATTTCTTTTTATGTGCAAATGACCGTTCGCCAATCCATCTATTATCGATGAAATATTCATAAGAGGGATTTGTTTTCCCATAATATATAAAATTAGAGGCTTGATAAATTGTGCCTATTTCCCCTGCTTCTGGAGTACAATAAGCTACAATAGCGGTTATTCCTTCGTTCTTCAGAATTTTTATAGATTTAGATATTAAATATGATGCAGTACAGCTCGGAGTCCAAAAAGCACAAGCACCCCTACTTAATTGTATTATAGATTTCGTTCCAAAGTCTATATTAAACAATCCTAAACTTCTTACTTGTGGCTGTGCATATACTAAAGCACCACCCATCGTTTTACCAAAGTAAATTCCGTGTGAAACCCTATACCCAAACCTGTGAGGCATAGACCGCAACCACTCATATTTTATTATAATATTTTTCGCATCTTTGTAAGAACATTGTTTTACAGTACCATCGGATATTTTTACGTCTTCAGGATATAAGCTTTGCTGAAATAAATTATGATATTTGTTATTTTCGTGATTGTCTCTGATTATTCTTTGGTAAGATTTCATTTTAAGCCTCTGCACCAAACGATTTCATAAGTTCCATTGCTTTTTGTTCAAGCAATACTTTAACCTCCTCATCGTCCGATTCCTCGAGAACAGCAACAGAGAACGACTGAAGTAATACTTGAGCTATTTGGCTACAAAACTTTGTATCATTCGTTTTAGATGCATGATAAAACTCTGAAAGCGCACCTGCAAAAGACTCAATCATTTCAATCCTGTCTTTTGATGTGAAATCAGAATACTTCTTGTCTTCCCATTCAGTCATTTACACTCCTTTTATTATTCCAATTATAACAGAGATTAGAACACCTACAAAGAGTCCGCAGATAAAACTCACTGTTAATTTTTTGGATTGTATTTTTTTCTTTTTAATCATTTCATTTAGAACAGGATTAAATGTAATCCGTTCAACCTTCATGCGCCACTCCGAATTTTTTCATCATAAGTCATTTATAATATCGTAATCCTTGTCCATCTTGTCGTCTATGATATCCAAACCCATTATAGCATTATTAGGGTTGTTAGACTTTACAGATTGAACCACACTATAAATATAGATCAAGAGGGATTTAAGTTTCCTGTTCTCATTTATAAGTCCATCAATCTTCTTTTCTGCCGTTTTGGGGTGCAGCATTTTTCTTCTCCTTTTTTATTTTATTTACTATTTCATGCTTACTAAAATGCACGAATTTCAGGTAGCTGTAAAAATATTCAACAGCCTCTTCTAAATTTTCTGCCTCACAAAAACTGTCGAAGTCCTTTTCGTTTCTTTTTTGGCTTTTAATATTTATCCAGTAAATGCTCATTTATAATCTGCCCAAAGAGAAACCCGGTGGCACAACACCGTACTTGTACCGATATTCTGGATTATCTTCTTTTGCGTTTCAGTTTCTCTTTCGGACATTTCTTTAAATATTTTACTTTATTAGGGTTTGTTGCGAGTCCGCAATATAATTCTTTTTTCCATTTAGCACAAAATCCACATTCCTTATTTACAAGAGTACAATGTTCAAACATTTATAAGAAGAGAGGGGGACGGTTTTGTGAACTGACGAACTTGTGGATTCCGCCCCCCTGTAAACTATCTTCTATCTTGGTTTAGCTTGGCATTAGCAACTTCATCAGCCGATGCATATTCTGTTCCTGCTAAACCCGCAGATGCACAGGCACGACCTATTGCCGAAGTTTCGCATACCTCAACATAAGAGGTCTTATTTATGAAATTGCTACCACGAACTTCGTGTGCAATTCCAGTGAAACTTCTACCATCAGAATATTCAATCGTTGCCTTTATAATCACTTGATCGTTCTTTGGGTCTTCAGCGAATGTCTTCATTTCCAAGATTTCCGTGTTGATTGAAAAATCATCACGCAGCTCATGTAGTTCGCCAACCCGCTCGGCAACGGTTCTGTATTCTTTTCCGTGTATGGTTACAGGCATTATTTTGTTCTCCAAACACGGACACCATTGTCAACTGTTCTTGTTGCGAAACCATAGCCTCTGCTATAGCCCCGTTGATATATCCCAGCGACTGTGTTGTTGTTGTCTTCTCTTGTGCCGTAAAGCAGAAAAGAATCACCAACAGACATACTATCCAAGAAGAGATATTTTGTACTCCTACTTGGCATTGGGATATTGCTTTCGATTTTAGGTGTGTGTTTCATCAACGCTCCTTTTTTATGGTTGTTAGTCAAAGAGTTCTTCGTACTGCTTATTTAAAACATAAGCAATAGCCAGTTTATAAGCACGGCTTGGAGTTACTTTTCCCCAAGCCCAATTATAAACAGCCGTTTTAGTAACTCCGAGTTTTCGCCCAAGCCAAGCAATGCTCCGCTCTTGAGCCTCTAACTCTTTCAATACATTGTCCATTTTTGATTATTCTCCTTTATTTATATAAAGAATATAAAGACAATAGTTATTATGTGCAAACAATTTCATTGTATCACTTATAAGCATAAAACTTAAACATAGGCATAGGTTTACATATCATTTTGGTCAAGAAGTATATCTTCGTATGCTATAGCAATCTCATCTGGCATTACTTCGTAACCGCAAAGCACACATTCAAGCCCGAACTCCGTAAGTTCTGAACCGCCACTTATATATTCAACCTGAACAAATTCACAGGGCAATGGCGAATCGTTGCACTTATCTTTTAAACACTTATGCATTAGCCTTCTTGTTAATTGTTCATTTATAACAATGCCCATCATGCTGCCTTGATTTCTTTTTTTGTTTTCATTTTTGTCCTTTTTTAATTAAATATCCTCTGCGGTGTATGTCTTCTACTTTTACCATATCACCACTTTCATCGTGAGCTTTTGGTTTTTCTGGAAACAACACATCTAACATCCTGTTTTTGTGGTTATTGTCCATGTGCGTAAGGATACCATCTCCGCCTATCAGATTGTCTTCCATAATTAAATCACAATACGGGCATTTCTCACCGTTTCCTATTGCTATCATTCTTTCTCCATTCGTCATTAGAAATAGCATCTGCATATTTATCAAGAAAAATAGAATAGTTTTCAATGATGCATACGTAGCGTTCTTCACTCATCCCCGTTAATTGTCTTGATCTGGGGTCGTACAAAGTATAAGAGCCGAATCTTCGCACCTGTTCAAAATTCATAAAATCGTTTTTGGTTATTTGGCTTATAGTCATTTTTTCTCCCTCTCTGAAACAAGCGCTTGAGCAATTATTTCAAATACTCTATCAACGGAAATCATGCGGTTTGATTGTTCTCTACTTTCCGTTTCTAATTTCTCTATATACTTTTGAGCCTCATTTAACTCGCATTTTAAATCAGAGATTTCACTTTTATAATGCTCTTCAGGCATTTTTGAATCAAAAACATTTCCCATTCTATTTACTCCTTTAATTATCGTTCCAAAAAAATCCCAGAGAGACGCACACGTTTAGCCTTATCTGGCTCACAGGCTTTTCTGAATCTGTCGGGATTGAAATTATTATTGTCACCCCCGAATATTCCAACAAGCCCATTTATAAGGTCGCTTGTATTAATAGAACCGCCTCGGTCAATTACCTTGACCAACTTTGCGAATTCAATATAATCTTTTCTACTCATTTGATTCTCCTTTTATATCATCTAATTACAGAAAGAATATAACCTATTTATAAGTAATAAGTCAATGGTTTTTTAATTTCATATTTTTAATTTCATATTTTTTTATTTCCCATTATATAAAGCCCATTATATAAAGCCCATTATATAAAGTCCATTTTATAAAGTCCATTATATAAATGACCATTTTTGCCCATTTTTGCCCATTTTTGCGATTTTCTCCATAAAGTGATCGTTGAGGTGATCGCTGTAAATTAACAACCTGTAAATTTGTAAAAATATTATTTTTTGAAAATTTTTTATATTTTTTTCGGTCAAATTTTCGGTGGGTAAAAAGCCCTTATTTCAACCCACAATTTAAGCATTTTACAGCATTCTACCCAATGCAATTAAATTGTATTTAGTTCACAAATAGTTTGTAGGTAGGGTGTGGAATCATTATGTTGTATTGCTTATTGACAATGTATTTAGTGGTTTTGACCTGAACTAACTCTCCTCGAGGGCGTAAGGCGGAGAGCAAAACCATTTTGAGAGCGTCCTTAGGGGTAGCGCTCAAAAAATTCCCATGACGGAGCAGAGGGGTAAAATATCAAATTTTTACCCACACCCACGAATTCGAATGTATTCACGATTCCAAAATGAAAATACAGCAGAGGAATTAAATCAAAATTAAATAAAATCAAATTAAATTAATCATTAACTAAAAAAAGGTAGGTAAAAAATGAATCCAGAAATGATTCTAACACTCACAGTGTTTATATGTGGTTTTGTTATTGGCATGGGTTTTGTTTGCATTGCACTAGTTAAATGTGATGACAAGCGCAACGCACTAGCAGAGCAACTGGTAAACACAAAAAACAAACTGCGTCACCTCGAAATCTTAAATAAATACGGGGTGAAATCATGAATGACAAAAATATCATGAATGACAAAAAGACAGAAAAGGTCAAACTGTGTCCAGACTGTGACGAGGAATTGACGCTTAACGATGACGGAGAAAAAACGGTCAACGGGTATGTTTGCAATGAATGCCGCAGTAATTATTTTTACTGTGTTGATTGTTCAGAACATAGGCATGATGACGATTACGCAGGGCAAACGCTAGACGGTGACTGTTTGTGCTTGGATTGCTCTTGCGGTTCTGGTTGGCGAATGTGCAGTAATTGTGACCACTACGTGAATGCCAATGTTGACTGTTGGTATTACATAGTCGATTCTGACGGCGTTTGTGAAAACTGCATAGACAATTACGCATACTGTGACAACTGCGATGAACATTACAGTGACGACTGCGGTTGTAGGAAAAGCGAGTACATTAAAGATTATGGGTATAGACCTACCCCCATCTTTAAACTGCATTCATTCACAGCGAAAAAAAAGAAAAGCGTTGTGATGATGAGTCCAGACGGTAACACGTACGGACAGCCCTACATCAGCGACAAGATCAGCAAAAGCAATCGAGGAAATGAATGCTTCATTGGTGTTGAACTTGAGGTGGACAGCGAATCTTCAGATGTCTATTACGAAGCAGAAAGACTGATGAACAGAGTTAATTCAGATTGGATTTACTTAAAAGAAGATGGCTCGATTTCAAACGGGTTTGAGGTAGTAACACACCCTCAAACATTCAACGTCTGGAAACAACGCTTTGATGAATTTGCACCAGTACTGGAACTGGCAAAGCGTGGATTCAATTCGCATAATACTAAAACGTGTGGGTTGCATCTGTCGCTAAGTAGGAGAGCGTTTAAACAAACACATCTTTACAGGTTTTGTAAGTTTGTTTACTTTAACCCTCTCTTCATTGCCAAGTTCTCACGTAGAAGATTGTCCTTACTTAATTCGTGGGGTTCGCCGTTTGCTATCACCAGAGGCAGCGAAATGAATGTGAGGAACTATGTAGACAGAGACGAACATAACAGGTTCTTTCTTAACTGTTTAGGTCAGGCTATTTACTCAACAAAGGCACTGATTAAAGATCATCGTTATGGTAGAGGGACTGCTTTAAACTTACCCTCACAACGGGTTGAGTTTAGAGCGCCACGAGGAACACTAAAGAAGGATACATTCCTTGCAAACATTGAGTTTGTACAATCATTGTTTGAGTTCTCGAATGTTACGAGCGTCGATGACCTTTGCCCGTTGACATTCAAAAGGTTCATTGCCAATAACAACAGGTTTAAAAATCTGTTTACTTGGATTGACGATAACATTCCTGCAGGTGATATGTTAACTCACAGGTTGATGTACAAAAATAATGTTCTTAATGAGTACGAAGCAAAGCAAGGTAAGAAATTGTCTAGATTTGGAAGTTACTCTTCACTGTTAACAGCGATTGGAGGTGCTTAATATGTGTATTGCAATACTACAACCGAGAAACAAACGATTGAAACGTAAGACTCTTAAAGCGTGTTGGGATAACAACCCAAACGGCGGAGGGTTCATGTATGCTCTGGATGGTAAGATCGTAGTTGTAAAAGAGTTGGAGAAGTTTGATAGCTTTTACAGCCAATTCCATAATCACAGAACAAAGCACAACGTGGATTTTATTCTCCATTTCAGGATTGCCACTCATGGATTGATTGATGAGAAAAACGCACACCCTCACCAAGCAAACTTCAAAACGTGGTTTGTTCATAATGGTATAATATCACAGAAATGTGATACTAAGAGCAGTCTCTCAGACACTGTGAAATTCGCAAAGCTGTTAAGCAAGTTGGAAACCGATTTTATGCTGAATGACTCAGTCCTTGAATTGGTTCGCGAGTATATCGACACTGACAAGATCATTTTCCTAAACAATCAGGGGAAGATCAGGATTGTAAATAAATCCCTCGGGGTTAAGAAGTATGGGTGTTGGTTTAGTAACAGCACCTATCAAAGGCAGAGCGGTTATTTCTGGTCTGGATATGCTCACGGTGGTTCAACTGCTTACTCTGCTTACAACAACGGGAACTGGAAAGACTACACGGTCAACCAAACACTCGGGACTGATTATGAAATATGTGATAGCTGTTCAAAGCAAATCACGATTGACGAGTTCGACGAGTTGAGCGCCCTTTGTCTAGGGTGTGCAGAGCGTGAACAAATCCTAGCGGAGACTGCCAGACTTGAACACGACGGACATATTATATAATCGTGTTCGCTTGGGGTGTGGGTATATCACTCGTACCCCTCACCCCGTCACCACAAAACGCCCTTGCTTCCTCGGTTGCCTCGAGGGGGTGGGGGCGGTTTTTTTGCCCCTAGGGTTGGTGTACCCCCACGCCACACAAGACTCAAATTATAATGTCCATAGTTAAAAAAATGGAAAATAGTTTCAGGGAATGTCCGAGGGGTTATAATTTACGGGGAGCAAAAACCGAGGTACAAAACAAAAACATACTGAACGGTATTACAGTACACTTGAGTTTACTATGACAAAACACGTTCCATCAACCGCTTTTTTATTTCCCCTAAATGAAGATATTACTTGAGATAGCAAATATCGAGGTATCCAGAGCGGTAATGGTTTTATAACAGGGTTACAAATCCGAAAGGCGATTATGACTAATAAGGTAATTAAGCTAAACCCAAAGAAAAGGGTCGCAATTGAGTGTTTTGCCACAAATCCGCAAATGACATACGTAGATATAGCTGAAATTGTCGGTGTTCATCAGGAAACGATTCTGAATTGGAGGAAAGACCCGCTGTTTATTGATGCGATATACGAAAGGTATATGGTTGAGTTCGGGGCAGAGCTTCCATCGGTTTTAAATGCCATGATACGTGAGGCTTGTGCTGGGAATGTTCAGGCGGGAAGGCTTATACTGGAGCATTCAGGTAAACTTGTAAAGAATATAAGTATCAAAATCGACTCCCCTTTTGAAAAGTTCCTGAATTCAATTGATTCTAATGGTAAAATAACCAGCAAAGAAAAAATTGATTCGATAGAGGCTGAATTTGAGATCGTTGATCTGCCTGAAAGAGATAAGTCGAATGATTCACCGAGTACAAGGCATAATAAAGAGAAAAAGAAACTTCACAAGTCAATAGGCAAGGAAAATAAGAAGGCTAAATACCTGAAGATTAAAAGAGAACGCTATGCTTTAAGAAAAAGGGCTGATGCGGTTGACCTTGAGCATCTTTCCGCTGGAAGAGCTAACAAAAGTGTCCGTACTGCTTGGCTTGAGGAGCTTGAGAAGAGAGAAAGGATGGAAAACAAAGAATTATAAATAAGATACAAAAAAGGGGCGAATAATCGCCCCCTTATTGCGTATGTAAGAATTTCTATTCTATTATCAGTTCACAGATTTTAGGTTTTTTTTCTACTGCTTTTTTTATATCCTTAATACATCTGTCACAAAGAAATATGCACGTCTTGCCGTGTTCGTTCTCAATGTAGGCTTTCACACATTTAAACACATGAGAAAATCTCATATATTTGTTTTCTTCATGCTGACAGATATTACAAAAAGCACCGAATCCAGCATCTTCTTGCGTGATTGTTGTTGTTGGTATTTTACCTTCCATCATTTCCCCTCCGCTTTGTTGATTGCTTTTTCAGCTTTTTTCCATATCCCACTAAAAACATAGTTTATCTTTTCAGGGGTTTCGTCATAATCTCCTCTATTCATCTTAATGCATACTTCGTTTATATGCTTCAACGCAGAAAGCATTTCTGGGGACGATGCGATTAGGTTTGCGTTTGCTTGTTTTTCTGACTTGGTTGGTTCTTCATTTATCATTGAGTTTTCAGTCTGTGCAATAAAAGTATTTAAACTAAATATTGCGAACTCGTCTGTTTCTTCTATTCGATGGGAAACCCATTGACCTTTTGTGTGTTTACTCATTTGCACTCCTTTGCATTGATTAACTGTATCAATGTACAAATAATTTATATATAATACAAAACTTAATTATTACTTTTTAAAGTATGATATCTGCCGTTCTCTTTTTTTAGCTGATTTTTTTGATGAGAATGAACCCAACCGTTTTCTTTTGCCACCCTTTTTTGATTTAGAATATAAAATATACTTACTGCCACGCTTTGTAATCATTTGACTTCCACAATGTTTTCAATTTCTGTATCTTCAGGAACAACTTGACAATAACAATGATCTCTGCAGACCGACCAGCCTGTTGCTGGCATTCCCCTCGCTACCCAATTGCTCCAAGTATCGACTTCTCCTGCTCTCGCTACACAATCTGGACAATTCTTTACTCCCTGTGCAACAACCCATCTGTACCTTACGTCATTCCCCACGTTGAGTTCTCGACGTGATATTTGCATAATTCCTGCCACAACTCCTCGCTTAATGGAATTGGCATATTCTCCGAAAATCCGCCCGCCGGATTTAAGGTCTGTATCAAGAAGCCGAGCAATTGATTGTTTTGTAACTCCAGCGTTTCCAAGTCTTTCAATTTGCTGTCTAATCCTTTGCCCGAGAATCTGTGCGTCGAACCCGAGGATTTCAGCAATCCACCTAATAATTCTTCTATCTTGAGTATCAAGTTTGCTAATATCAGTTTCTCTTCTTTTTTCATTTGGCATATTAACTCTTAAATCTTTTTAACAACAACAGCATTGGTGATTATTTTGTCTATTTTATCTTCTAAAATCTTTTCTAAATCTTTATATCCATCAAGATTATAAAAATCTAATGGCAAATCGAAAAATGGTCTTGCAGGAACTGGCATGTTTGGTATCCACGATGATTTGCTTGTACTATGATCTTCCATATGGACAAAACCGTATGTACTTGCTGGTGTTCCCGTTCTTGGGTGCGGTTTATCATCTATATAAACAGAATATCCATCTCCAGATTTTTTAGACCTGATGCTGTTCATAAGATTTCCCGTCTCAATTAATGGAGAGGTTCGTCTTATTTTTCTTTTTCTTCTTATAGGGATTGTTGACTCTTCAGATAATGTTTCATAATTTGTTCTTCTATCGTCTATCCTTCTTCCGTCTCTCATCGTTTGACGCAAGAAATCTCTACAGAGTCCAGCAGTTTTTCGGACGTGCTTATTCATTTCCTTATTTATATTCTCGGTCATTTCTTTTCCACGAAGAAATCTAATCTCACCGCTCACGCTCGATGGCATCTGCAAACTCCTTTCCTGTCTCTTTTGCTTCTAATATTCTGTCCAAATTATTCGATATAAGGTTTTCAGCCTGTGATTCAGCCCATTTTTCTGGATTTTCCATTATATCTTCAATGCGACCTTCCAACGATACTTCAATATCGTTTAGTTCGTTAAGCTTCTTGACGTAGCGTAGAAAAGAGTCCTCTATTGATCGACTGCTCATTTACTTCCCTATTTTCTTCAATAATTTTCTGTGCCTGATCTACAGACAGGTCTTTATTATCCCTGACCATCATCTTTGCTTCTGTCATAAGATTATGCTTCAAACCAAATTCATCAGTCAGAATCTTATCCTGTGTTGTCATCGGATATTCAACTTCATTAAAATCTACTGCAAATTTATCTGGCAGACTCATAAAGTTAAAATCGGCGATTGCCTGTTCTTTTTTGTATATCTGCTTTTCATATAAACGCCATAATTCAATATCCAGGCTGATACCAGAAGGAACTTCTCCGCCCTGTTCTGACCAAGTAACCCACAGATGATGATTCTGCGCTACCATCTCTATCTGGAATTTTATATTTTCTATTACAGAGTGAATACTGCCCTGTGGTGACTCTATATTAAATACACCTCCGTCACCTAACATTAAAATCTCATCTGAACCCGCCCTTGCAACTGGCTTGTCTGAATCTAAATTTGTCCACGGCTGACCGAACATCTGGAATCGTAATCCGAGTTGCATTTCTGTCATTGCGATATTAACGTGTTCATTTGCATTTACAATGTCCTGACTGCCCTCAACATAAAAAGAATCTATCTGATTTTCACGATGAAGGAATACAAAAGGCAAAACACCGTATCCATGTTCTGTTTCCTCTAAAATTGCTCCGTTTTCATCAACAATGCGAAAAATCTCTGAATCCCAATAACAATATTTTAGTTTTTCTGTAACGCTAGGGTCATTTACTGGAGTATTCATTGGATATACAATTGCCGTTGGTTCAAACGGGTCTGACAGGAAATAAGGGTCAAAATAATATATCGGACGATAATCAAACATTGGATTTTCGCCATTTTCATCCGTTATCCACATAATTCTCAAAGCAATTGAGCCAAGAAGTCGTGTCATCCTTTCGATGTGCTTCATCCTGACATCTTTTATACTCGCTAATGAATCATACCTTCTGCTTACATTTCTATTAGCACCTACTGTATAGATTCTGGAAATTTTGTTTATAAACTTTTTTGTGAAATTAGCCTCGTAATGTGGGATTTCCCTGAAGGAATCCGCATTAAAAAACTTCTTTATGTATTCTGCAGTTGATGTTCCAGTATAATAATCAAGCATTTTGCGAACCTCGTCTCTCCTCGACTTCGCCTGTGCCTGTTTGAATTCCTTTAATGAATTTTTAATAACTTCTTCTGCTGTATGAGCCATAGTTCTTACCTTTTAATTTTATTAATACTTCTTTGTCTTATTGGGAAACGATTTACTATAAAATATCTGAACGCATCTGCTGAATGATCGTGATATCCGTCTTTTATGGGGTCAAGAGATAAACTTTTCCCTTCCGATTCAGCAGGATAGCGATAGTTCTCAAAATCTTCCATAACCCCTGTGCATTTTTTATCAACATGGATTCTTCTTAATCCGTCCGCACTTTCAAAAAATCCTCTTACATAGGCAACCCCAGATGCTATATTACGACTTAATCTGTCTTTTAAATAGCGAACATATATCCCCGACCTGCGGAAGATTTCTATATCTCCCAATCCGCTTTGTCCCTGAACGGACACGCCTGATGGGTCGCCATAAAAAGTATAAATAGGATATTCTCTTTGTAAAATTTTCTTCACAAGTTTCTCTGTGGGGATATTTCTTTCGTGAACTATTTCGTCGATAATATTGATATGTACTGTTCCATCTTGAGTGTGTGTTTGATACCACAATACCGACGGCATTCTGTATCCAAAATCAATCGAACAATATGTTGGATATTCTGGAACAAACGGAAAATCACCTGAATCAATCTCTCTGTCAAACGGATAAACTTTTCCTTCAAATGTTGAAAATTCACCACCATATTCTTGATCAAATACTTCTTTCGCAAGATTTCTTTTTCTTTCTAATATAAAATCATCATTCTTTCCTACTGGAAATGCGTAATTGTTTGCCCAAGAGGGAAATCTCATTGAATGCCAGTGTTCATCTGTTTTTCCAAGAAGGTAAAGATCGTATAACCAATTATAACCTTCTGGTGTTGAAATAAAAATAGCTTTACCTTTCCTGTCTGACAAGGTTGGTGATAAATACATATCCCATATTTTTCTCGACATTTTTGCAGCTTCGTCCACTATCAACAAATCCAAGCCCTCCCCAACAAGAGAATTTGGATTGTCTGCTGACATTCCTGAAACTATGCTTCCCCATTTGAATTCTATATGCTGATCTTTTTCTGAAGCTGATTTAATATCATCGTCATGTCCAATTACCATGTCTTTCCATATCTCTCGGAACATAAGCCGAGATTTTTTGTAGGAAAGACCTACTAGCCATATATTTTTGTTTGGCTGTGCGGCATAGAATTCTGCTTCTCTATAGGCGGCAGTAGTTTTGCCGTAACGCCGTCCACATATGCAAACAAAAAATGAAGCTGTTTTTTTATTTGGAAAATGAAGTAATCTTTGACCTTCGTGTGGCTCGTATCCAATGTACTCGAACCATTTCTTCTTAAAGTCAAAGTCTTCACCAGTTCCATTTTGCATTGATAAATTTTTTTTCAAAATTGCGGTTGCAGAATACAGACTATTTAATTTAAAATCCGTTATGACTATATTGCAATCGCAAATTGCAAAATATGATAATGGTATTCTGACTCAACAAAAGAGGTAAAAATGTCCGACTCAATAAAAGAGGTTAAAACAACATCCGTCGAACAGGGCGACGTAAAAGAATCTGAAGTCAATCAAGACGTAAAAATGGAACAACCAGAACAAACAGATAGTAAATCTGATGTTCAAGTTCCTTTGTATAGACTTTCCGAGGAAATCAAAAAGCGAAAGGAAGCTGATGCTAAACTTGCCAAAATTCAAGAAAACGAATTGGAACGAAAAGGCGAGTTCAGGACGTTGCTTGAAAAAGAACGTGAAAAAAATGCTGAATTGTCTAATTATAAAGAACAATTCGATATTTTGTATGAAGGTGTTCGTGGGGATTTACTTGAAATGCTACCAGAGGACAAAAGAGAGAAGTTTGGAGATGTCAAGGATATTACTCTCCTGAAAAGCATTGTTTCTGAATTTACAAAAGAAATCAGAAAAAATGTTGGTCAAGCTGAATCAAAGGTTGATACAAAAAATATTAAATCTATGGTAGGTATGTCCAGAAAGGAAAAAAGAGAGAATTGGCAATCCATTCTTGAAAGTTATACTCGTTAATATCAATTTAAGGTAATACAATGGCTGAAGTAACAACAACAACTGCTGCCAATTTTATTCCAGAACTTTGGCGTGACGCAATATTAGATTATGCGGAGCGCAAATTTCAAATACGGAATCAGGTGATGGATTTTTCATCGCTGATGGCAGATGGTGGCGACATTCTTCACATCCCGAAAGTGACTGAAGAAACTGCTGCAAGTCTATCCAGTGGAAGCGCTGTAACATATGGTGCTAACACGGATGGTGTGATTAACCTCACTGTAGATCAACACGCTTATGAAGCGAAAAGAATCGGAGATCACGTAAAGATTCAGGAATCTGCCGATCTCTTTAATGCTTATGCGAAATCAATGGGTTATGCGATTGCGAAATATATCGAAAATTATCTCGCAGTTTCAGTGATTCAGGGAGGAACGGGCAACGATGTGACGCTTGGAAGCGATAACGTGTTCACGACTGCCCTGCTTCGTACAGCATTGCAGAGTCTGCTTGACGCAGGACATGATTATACTGATGGCGAAACATACTTATACTGCTCACCAGCAGCTTACATGAGTGCGCTTTCGTTGCAGGATTTTTATGATGCATCCCGAAGAGGTGACGGCATAGCTCCTGTAGTAAGCGGCGCTGTCGGCATGGTCTATGGAATTCCAACATTTGTCTCAACAGATTGGGACGATGACGGAGGTACAGGAGACGAAACAGCTTCAATCTTCAAGAAAGAATCTGTTTACATGGCAATGCAATTAGAACCCAGAGTCCAATCTGCCTACGATATCGATTATTTATCGACATCCGTGGTCGTGGACGTTTTATTTGGGGCGATATTGTCTCATGGCGCAAGTTCAACATCACTTGGTGTGGTGAATTTTAACAATCCCTAAATCTGGATAGTTAATAGCTGGTTTATTGGGGAGCTTTGCTCCCCGATAGACCCTAATTAGGAAAATTATGCGATACTTTAATAAAAAAGACGGTTCGATAATCGGTAAAATGGATTCAGTCAGCAAGGAGCAAGTGAAAGCATATTTAGACGACGGATATAAAGAATGCGATGCTGATGGTAAAGAAATGAAGTCCAAATCAAAAAAAAGGAAATGACTTGTGATTATAAATGTAGAGATTGCAAGAACATATGGGAACAGTTTACATTCAAGGATGAAAAACCCATATGCCCAGAGTGCAATTCTTATAAAGCAAAAAAACTTATGTCCGCACCTGTAATCCATTTTGGTATTATTAGTGACAATTTTTTAAGAAAAGAAGAAGTTATTTAACAACCAAGATGCCCATGAGAGCCGTCCCGCTCGGTAAGGCATCGTAACACAGGAGAAAAAAGATGGCACAGTTTAGCGTATCTGAAGCTCAAAATTTATCACTGGGTCAATCTGGCTCAATACTCGTAACAGGAACTACCGCCTGTACTAACGCTATCGGCGTTTTTGTAGCAATTCAATTCATAGAAGATTCAATTTTCGCAAGTGGAAGCGGTGGTCTGATTGCAGAAACAGAACAGTTGTTTCCAGATGATGCTGGAGCTGGTACATCTATTGATTCAGACGCTGGTGCTGCTATTGACGGAGTCACTTTCCCACAAGGTATGACCATCTTTGGTCGCTGGACAGGTTTTCAGCTCGCATCAGGCGCAGTAATTGCATATGTAGGCTAGTATGCTGGGGTTAAGATTAAGAATTACATCTATGATTACCCAGACAGCCCGTCTTGCAAGGGATTTATGGAAGACTGTTAATGATATCTGGCAAAACGAACATAGGAAGTGGGAAGACATTGTATAACAAGATTTATAATACAGCCATGTCAAATAAGTTTCGGGCGGTAAGCTGTATAATTAACAAGGAAACTATTAGGGGAATATTATGGCAACTTTAACAGGTAAGACAATAGCGGGAAGCTATAAAGACCTTTTAAAAATAAATGCAAATGCGTATCAGTCTGGTGTTGATTCGACACTAAGGGCAATAGAAGATGGAGATGCCACAGCAAGTGCCCTATGGTTAGCTACTGATAGTGCTTTAATTAGTGGTGCTGATACTAAACTATATTTTTATGATGCTGATGGTGGAGAACATATTTCAGCAGATGCATCGGGAGTATTAAACATAGCGGCAGCAGCTGAAATTGATTTAACAGCTACCGCAATAGATTTGAATGGTACACTTGATTTATCAAGTACATTAACTATTGCTGGCGTTACAAAAATTGGGGCATCGGCAGGTAGTGGTGCTGATGCTTATCTATATACTGCTGGGACTGCGGCTCATGTAGGAATACAATGGGATGCAGACGGTAATACCGAAGGAACATTAATAGGTGGAGCTGACGATCACGGAGTAGATTTTAAGTTCTTTGGCGAGACAAGTGGTGCTTATATACAGTGGGATCAAAGTGCCGATGATCTGGTATTAGCTGGTGCGGCTGGATTAGATATTGCAGGAGATATCGACGTTGACGGTACGGCTAACTTGGACATAGTCGATATCGATGGAGCTGTTGATATGGCAAGTACATTACAAGTGGATGGTTCAATTACATCTTCAGACGGTGCTACAATTACAACCGCAGATAATACAGATACATTAACACTTATATCTACTGATGCGGATGCAAACGTTGGGCCATCTTTAAACTTATATAGAAATTCAGGTTCACCAGCAGATAGTGATAACATTGGGATATTAAAAGCAACTGGAAGAAACGATAACAGTCAAGATGTTGATTATGTAATTAATTATAATTCTATTGGAGATGCTTCTGACGGAACAGAAAATGGTCGTTTTGAAACTTACATTATGTTAGCAGGAACTAATAGAAGTAGAGTCAAAATGGATGAGACTGAAGCTGTATTTAATAATGATTCAGCAGACCTTGATTTCCGAGTAGAATCAAACGGCGACGCTAATATGTTATTTGTTGATGGTGGGAATAATCGGGTAGGAATTGGAACTGCGTCGCCCGATGACATATTGGAAGTTGAAAATTCAGGTGGAGCTGCTTCTATGCGATTAAATGCTTCTTCTGGTAATGAAACAAACTACAAATGGGCTGAAGCTGGTACTGTTACATGGAGAATGGTTTATGATGCCGGTGGTAATAAAATAGTATTAAGAGATGAAGTTAATTCTCTAAATGTTTTTTCCATTGAAGATAATTCTGCTGCAGACTCTCTTTATATCAACTCATCAGGCAATGTCGGAATTGGCTTAACGGCTCCTGCAGTTGGATTAGATGTTCATCATGATAACGAAATCTCAGCAGGATTTGGTAGGAAGGATGATGCGACTAATTTTATTAGTATAAGAACTGCGGAAACAGCCGATAATCTTGCTGGTGTAGCCTTTATGGTTGGTAGTGCAACTCAAACAGGTGTTTCATCGGGTTATCAAATGGCAGGAATTGCCGCAAAAGTAATTAGTGGAAGTGGTAGTGCTTTAGATGGCGAATTAGGATTTTATACAAATAGTGGTGATAGTATTGCCCAAAAAATGGTTATTAACAAAGATGGCAACGTCGGGATTGGAACAACGGCTCCAGCAGGAAAATTAGATGTTTCTTCAAACTCTGGAGGTGGTACTCCAGTTATAGTTATTGCAAATCATGTCGCTGATGCTGAAGCTGGTCATCTTCAATTTAGAAAAACAAGAGGGACAACTATTGGTTCTGCAACTGGGACTCAACCAAGCGATGATGATGCATTGGGTAGTATCTCATGGTATGGTTCTGATACTAATAGTTGGGAACGAGCGGCGGCGATTACAGCGAGTGCAGATGGAACTTGGGCTAATAATGATTTACCATCAAGAATAACATTTCATACTGTAGATGACGGAACGGCAGTATTAGACGAACGTATGCGGATTGACAATGCTGGCAACGTAGGGATTGGAGTCTCACCAGCGGTAAAGCTCCATCTTGATAGTGGAGCTACTACAGAACTTAGAATAGACGGTGAATCTCATGAATTAGTAACATTTCTTAAAAGCGGTACTCAAGTAGGGTTAGTTGGGTATTCAAACAGCGATTCGACATTAAAATTATCTGCTGGTAACGGAGCTATAGCGACAAATGCAAATGGTATATCTATTGACTCATCAGGCAACGTCGGAATTGGAACAACCGCACCTGGTCAACTCCTTGATGTTAATTCAGGTGGTGGTAATATGATTGCAGACGGATATGACACTCACTCACTTGCTGTTTATAAAGAAAACATTGAAGATGCTACAGGTTATCTTGACAAAGTTTTAGCGTGTCCTGCTCAAAAGTGGAATCGCAAACCTTTCGTTTCCGCAGATGAAATTAAAGAGGCAGTCTTGGATGAATTTGGCGAAGATGTATTGATTGAAGAAGCGGTAGAAGCACAGGAAGCAGTTTATGAAACAGTTACAAAGCAACGCCAGATAGTTGTGGTAAGCGAAGTCGAAGAAGAAGTTTCCAGCACAGAGATTGTTCTTGAAGATGGGAAATATGTGCAAAAGACTACTACTGAAACGGTAACAAAAGAAGTTTCAGAATCGCAATGGGAAGATGTTCCTCTATATGGTGAAGATGGTGAACAGTTAAGAAGATGGGAATGAGATTGAAGAAGCTGTAGAGGCTCAAGATGCTGTGTATGAAGGTATTACTCATCGTATTCCAGAGATGGAAGATTATGAAGAAGAACAGTTAGTAAGTGAAGCGGTGGAAGCTGTTGAAGCTGTTTATGAAAAACAGTATTCAGTTTGGGATGAACTTTTCCCAGAAGATATTTCCCACAGGCAAAAGGCATTATACAATATGCCTGAAGGTGATTTGAAAGATTGGATTGACGAATGGTGTGAATCCAAGCGTGTAGAAATGCGACCTGAAGATAAATGGCAAAAGAAACGACTTGGCTTGGTTGCTGATGCTGAACTAACGGCTGAACATTTACCTGAAGTTGTTTCTATAAACGATGAAGGCGAACCGACTGGTATTGACACGATGACCTACATCGGTATTCTGCATAACGCAGTCCAAGAACTATCAGCAAAGGTTGCTGAATTAGAATCTGATTAACAAACAAACAGGAGTTACAAATGGCAAAAAAGAAAGAAAAAGCCAACGAACAACACGTTGAAGTAGATGGCGAGAAATACTATGTTAAGGATTATAACGAAGAACAGAAGCAATTATGGAATCATTGGAACGATTTAGCTAAGAAGGAAAATGCAATGGCTTTTAATCTGATACAGGTAAGAGGCGGCAAAGAATACTTTGGCGGTCTGTTAGTTAATAGTTTAAAGAATGGTAAAGAACCAAGTAATTAATATGATAGCAGTGATTTACATAGGAACAGTTTTGACGTGATATGGGTTCTTCTTTTATTTCTCATCTCATGTCAAGAGCCGTCAGACCCGTACTACGTCTATTCGACGGATACGTTGCACGTTCATATTGGACAAAGCGTATCTACTCCGCAACTGGTTATCAGCGGAAACTGGGGGTTTGATTTAGATGGTGAAGATGCGATATGGGTATTCTGTAAACTGTACAACAGTTTCGACAATACACTTGTAAGCCCTGAAATGTTTGGCAGTATCTATACTGATGGAGATTATATTAATCTGGTTGATAGGGACTCATCGTTGTTCTATCAGACGGTGTCTGGAGTTGGAGACACATCGGAGTGGGTGAAGTATTTAGAACCTGACAGCGTAGCTTTCGCTTTAGTGTATTTGTATCCTCCAAGCTGGGGAGCTTACTTTTATTCAGCATGGGTGGAATGGCATTAAATGAGTAAAGCCATTAATGATAATCTTGAAATTACTCTGAATATAAAGTGGCTCGTTCAACTGGTCGTAATAATTGGTTCTATGGTTGGTGCTTGGTATTCGCTCAAAATGGATTTAAATGCAATAGTTTTAGAAACAGAGGATTTAAGAAACAAAGTGGAAATGCAGTATGAAGACGTTCACAACAGATTAATTGTTCTGGAAAATGCCCGTAATGAACAATTAAGCGAAATGAACAAATCAATGTGGCAAAAGACTTTCGGAAAAGATGATTAATGGACGACAGGATAATTATGGCTATAGTTGGAATCATTGGCGGTCTGATTACATTTCTCCAAAAAGTTCTATATGGTCAGGGTAAGGCTAATTACGAGATAATTGTCAAACTCATAGACAGGTTCAATAAATCAGATGAAAGATTCAAGGCAATGGAAAGCAGAATGACAGGAGCAGCTGAAAGGCGCAATGAAAAGCTCATAGATGAGCTTAATGATTTAACAGATGATATGAATTTCATCAAAGGCAGGATTGATAACAAATGAATAAACAGGCGGTAGACGATTACAGAGATCGAATGGATACTCGGCTTGAAGAATTGACGCTGATGAATGCACAGCAAAATTCAGATATTCATTATGTTAAAGATATTGTTGACGATATTAAAGGTTTAGTTAAGGAACAAAACGGTAGGGTCAGAAAAAACGAAACGTCTATTGCAAGAATTCAGGGCATTGGTTCTATTATGTCTATTGTTTTGGCAAGTTTTATAGGTTGGTTATTTAAAATCAGGAGTTAATATGAATATATTAAAATCACTAGTTAATGTGAATATAATAAAATCAGTAGTTGGCTATTTTGTTGGAGAAGATAGCAAAAAAAGACAAATGGGTCTGGGTGCGGCATTTGCGTTTTCGGGGGCATATTTTATGGATTACATTTCCCTCGAAATGTATGAGGCTTGTATGCCTTTCGTTGTGCTTTGGACGGGTGCGGCTTTTTCAGCAAAGATTAGTAAACTTTCTAATGCAGTTAAGGATGCTAAAAAATAATGCCGAGGTTTGGTAAAACAAGTAATTCGAGACTCGTAACGTGCGACATGCGATTACAAAAATTATTTAATGAGGTCGTGAAACACTTCGATTGCTCGATACTGGATGGACATCGTGGTAAAAAAGAACAAAACAAGGCTTACAAAGAAGGGAAAAGTAAGGTGTTTTACCCTAATGGTAAGCATAATCAGATTCCGTCTGTTGCTGTTGATGCTGTACCTTATCCGATTGATTGGAAAGACAGAGAAAGAATGACTTATTTTGCTGGTTTTGTTTTAGGCGTTGCACTGCAAATGGATTTAAATATCAGATGGGGAGGAGATTGGAACATGAACACACAATTAAAAGACAATAATTTTGACGATCTTCCCCATTTTGAAATAAGGGAATAATTATGGCTACATATGCATCAAATAGAGATTTAAAAGACGTTTTTCCAGAGGTGGATTCTTTTGATACAAAAACGCCCATATATGGATGGGTAGTACACAGCGGTTCATTATACAGAGCAGATAATTGTGGGCTGGTTACATTGCTTTTTGCAGATGGGAAGGATTTAGGAGATGCAGAGGCAAATAGTGGCGTAGTAGATGTCAATGGTGAATGGTATTACGATAGCGATATAGATGCTGTGTATTATTATAGTTCATCAAATCCTAATGATATGCTTATGGAATCGGGTGAAGATTTTTCCACATTGAAGACACGGTTTCTTTCAAATGCTTCAAAGTATCTCGATTCAAGATTGGATGGTAATTTACCGAGGGAACAGTTCAAGGATAAATCTGGTAATTACGATTATATAATTATTAGAACAGCAGCATTGATTGCAGCTACATTCTTAATACGATCACAAGACCCTACCAATGAAGTAGCGTCTGCCATGTGGGAAGAAATAAATGGAAATATTGATAGTCTAAACGGTGGGAATACAAAATTGTCTTGGCAAACAACTGGTGATTCGTCAAAGGGAATTATTAGAGAAGTTTCAGTTTCAGGCGCACTGCTTATTGTCGATACAAGAGGTCGATATTCTGGAATTTATGATAGAATAAAGGTTAAAATTGGCACTGGCGGGAGCAAATTGTAACCAATGAAATTATAAATGGACAGTATCAGTCAATCGGGAATGGGCTTGAGATTAGGTTTCAGGGAAGCGCAGATAGCAGTTCCGCTACTGCAAATGACGAATGGGAAATTGAAGTGTCGGGAAGGCTGGAGGAGGTTGATAATTCTTCATCTATTCGCTCTACTAGGGCTTCGAGATTATATGCTTAAAAAGCGGTTGATGATAATAAAATAATTAGCGAATTGGAATGAATAATGGCGATTACGTTTACCAATGTATTCAAGGATAAAATTCTTGATACCATTCGTTCTTTTTTGAATGAAAAATTCGCCAGTGCTATTTCCGTTTATACAGGCGATTTTAAGAATATGGGGAATCAATCCATAAGGATTACGCCTGTCGGAAATGAGCTTGTTAGTTATACAACGACTGGAGAAGTTAGAGAATACTCCGTTGAAATTGCTTATTATTTAAAAGAAAAAGCTGTTAAGGGTGATTTTTGGGCGCATTTTTTGCTACAAATATCCATTATTGAGAATCTGTTTGATGACAATACAAGCAATACATATTTTAATGGCAAATTGGCAAGCATGGTCATAAACGATAAAAACGAAGAAGAAGCGATTGACGGGTTAAATGTTGTCAAATGGGATTTTAACGCAATGTATGTAAACAATGTATCTTAATCTAAACAATTGCACCTTCAATAAGCGGTTGTAACACATATAAGACATTTTGCAAATTAAAAACAGATAATGGCAACTTCGTTTCAAGGCTATCAATGGGAAAACATGAATGTGGTTTTCCAGAACGAGCTTCGCAATTGGGAATATTTCGTTCAGGAAACAAACGTTTTTCAAGAAAAGATTATTGATACAATAGGAACTTTTCTTAATAATGAATTTGCTGGAACAATGGCGGTTTATACTGGCTATTTTAAAAATATGGGAAATCAGTCAATAAGGCTTACCCCAATTGGCAATGAACTTGTTGATAAATTATCAACTGGAGAAATTAGAGAATATGCTCTAGAGATTGCATATTCCTTTAAGGAAAAAGCTATTAAAAGAGATACTTGGGAACATATACTGCGCCAAGTATCTCGAATAGAAAGTCTCTTTAGTGACAATTTGAACAATACCTACTTCAACGGAAGACTTGATAGCATGGTTATCAATGACAAGACCGAAGAAGAGAAAGAGACAGAAGGTTTAAATGTTGTTAAATGGGATTTTAGAGCGATGTTTTTAAGTAACGTATCTTAAAGAACGAAAGTAGGAATAGGATATGAAGGTCAAATTAAAAGACAGTAGTACAAGTTTGCCCAATTGCTGGAAGTCGTGTGGAGCGAGTTTTGAGGATTGGCAAAAATTAAGTCAGGGAAAAGAAGTTGAATTAAAATCTGCTAAATAATGGCAACAGTAGCACATGCGTTCTCTCCTAAAGAGTTTAAATGTTTCATCATATCTGATTCTTCCAGCAGTGCGGGGACATCAGGCATACATGCGACAAATATGTTGCAATTAGATGTCGATTCAGTCGGTTATCCATCACTTAACGTAACACAAGTATTAGATGTTAGAAGTGGCGTAGGAAATACTTTTAAGGATGAGGACTTTTTACAAGATAACAAAATGAGAGTAGTAGAGTTAAGTTTATCAGGCACATTACACGATGATGTAGGACATAGATTACTCATAGCTAATATTTGTGGCGCTGCACAAGCAGATGATACAAACCAAACGATTGCAGCTGGACATAAAATAGTAGCACAAAAATATGGGGCAACAGTAACAAACAACGCCTCATCATTAACTGTAATTATTCAACCATCGGATGTTACTAATCAAACAGGTTTAGAGTTTCCCGGCATGGTTGTAACTAATTTCGCAATTTCGGCTGATAGTGGAACAGAAGGTGGTAGATATAAATTTTCTGCTACTCTCCAATCGGGGAAAGTTCCTGATGTCGCTTCTACTGCTGCTGCAGGAAGTACCGTCTATGCAAATACTACAACTTCAGTTTTATCTGCTGCAAGTGGAGTTAAAGTTTATGCTACTGATGCAGTGCTGAGTAGCTTTACTACCACGATTGATTATCCTGCTGTATTTACAGGAATTACATCTACAGGCTATGAAGTAGTAAGCAGAGGTGCTGAATGTTCTGTAACTCACGAATGTCAAGTTAAGTATGATGGAGCAACTAAAGGGTTAGTGAATTCATTTGATGGTCAAACCGCTGCAATGGCAGAAAACTCATTTATTATTGTAAATAATGGAAAATTTGGTGTAGATACAGCTAATGCTGTCTTGACCAATGTGGCATATTCAGAAGGCGATATAATGATGCTTGATGTTTCGTTTAAAGCTGTTGATGACGGTTCAGATGATTTGCTTATAATTGATATAAGCGATTAATAAATAAAAGGAGAACAAATGAAAGAGGTAAAACTTGCTTCTGGTAAAAAAGCAAAAGTAATGGAGATGTCAGTTGATGATATTGATTATTGTAATGATATTCCTATTATCACATACGATGAAAGCAATAATGCTGTAATCAGAAATCTTTCAAAAACAAGAACGGCTTGGTTAAGAAAAGGTGTTGATAAATGTGATGATAAATTTATTAAATCGCTCACCGAGGAAGAAAAAACCGAGTTATCATTGAAAGTGCAGGAATGTCAAGAGCTGGGGGAAGAGAATCCCTCACGTTAGCGCTTAATGTCTTAATTGATACAAGATGTGAGGGTTGCCTATTTCATAACTTTCCCTACGAAGCGAAATTACCAATTATGGAAAACGGCAAATACAAGACAAGAGAATTCACATCCAAAGATGATATTTGGGATGTGATAGACCTTCTCATAGAAGAAGCAGAGTCCTTTAATAAAGACAGGGGCAATCGTTTTGATGTGTTCGAATCCATCAAAGTGCAATTGCCCTTTTTTGCTTGTTCAAATGTTTTCCTCAATCAATTCCATCAAAATGATATATCAAGATATGCGTATTGTGAAAAATTTAATGTACCTGCATACAATGGTTCATATGGAGAACAGCCTTATCTGTGGATACAGAAATCATTTATTATAGCAAATTATATAGCAAAGAAACAGAATAAAAAATTAGAGAAAGATTATGGCAAACATAAAAAGTGAAATAAAAATTAGATTTACATCGGAGGGCGATAAGAGGGTTATTAGGTCTACAAAGGAATATGCAAAAGGATTGGGTGGAGTTGAAAAAGCCACAAGGAGAAAAATCGCCACAGACAAGGCGCATTTAGACTCAATCCGTAGGCTTAACGCACAGCTAAAGGCACAGGGCGGAACTATGAAGGGTGCTGGGATTAGCTCTAAGCTCTATACACAGGCACTTCAGGGCAATCGTGTTGCAATGGAAAAGATTCGTGTTGCCACAAAAAATTATACAACCCAACTACATAGGAAAAATAGGACTCTTTTACAAACAGAGCATAGCACAAGAATACTCGGTGGCTCGTTTGCTGTATTACGTTCACGATTACTATTAGCGTCGTTTGCTGGTAGTATTTTTGCAATGACAATCGGCAAACTTGCCAACCTGTTGGGCGAGCAGGAAAAAGCAGAGAAAAAGTTAGAAACAGCATTAGGCAGGAGGTCAAAGACTCTTTTGGCGTTTGCATCTGCACAGCAAAAGGTAACTACTTTTGGAGATGAGGAGACTATTACAGCGATGTCTCTCGTCGGTGCATATACTGAAAATGAAAAAGCTATTGCAAGGCTAACAGAAGCATCAATGGATTTAGCCGTAGCCAAAGGTATAGATTTAAATAGTGCAGTTGATTTAGTCTCTAAAAGCGTTTTTAGCTCGACCAATGCCCTGTCAAGATATGGGGTTGTAATAGAAGGGTCAACTGGTTCAACGCAGAGACTGGAAAGCGCTGTAAAAAATATTTCTGATCTATATGGAGGTCAGGCAAAGGCAAATGCTGAAACATTTCTTGGCTCTATTCTTCAGCTTGGTAATTCGGCTGGTGACCTCGGTGAAAAGTTTGGTGCTATAGTTGCCCCAGCCATTGCTCTTTCAGCCAAATCCTTAAAATCGTTTGCCGATAGTATTGATGCTGAAGAAATAAAAGCATACGGTACAGCCGTTATGGGTGTTGGACTTGCGTGGTTAGCGTTTACCAAAGGTGCTCTAATTGCACAGAAGGCAATGCTTCTTCTTAATAAAGTATCAAGAAAAAATATAATGATTTTTGGCGCTATGGTTGCGATTGGTGCAGCAATAGATAAATTTAATCTATTCGCAGACAGCACGTCTGATTTAAGTGATGAGATGAAAGACCTTGAGGGAGCTATTGACGATATGATGAACAAGGGCAAGGACTCTTTATCCTTAACTCAAAAACTTGCCATGTCAAATGTGCTTTTAGAACAGTCTTATAAGAAGTCGGCTCACTCCATATTAAACCTGTTTGATATAAGTAAAGATAGTTCGCCGATGGATATTTTTACAGAAGAAAGAGAGATACGCCAAGAAGAATTTAGACAGGCACTTGAAAGACATAATGTTACTGCCGAAGAATATGGTCTTGGATTAGTAACGAATAAAGAAGCATTAATTGAATTAAATGCTATCACTATAAAGGGCGCAGAGGCTGCAGTAAGACAGCAAAACGCACAAATGAAGATTGTTTCAACATTTGCTGGTGCATTAAGCCAATTGAATTCTTCTGTCAAAGGCTCAGCCCTGATATCAAAAAGACTGGCACAAGTACAAGCCACAATAGATACATATGCTGCTGCAAACAAAGCATTAGCGGCATCACCGCCTCCGTTTAATTATATCGCTATGGCTGCAGTAATTGCCGCTGGATTTGTAAATGTAAAAAAAATTGAAGCACAGACGTTTGCAAAAGGCGGAGAATTTATAACAAGCAGACCAGAGATGATTATGGTTGGAGAATCTGGTAGAGAGCGTGTTAGAGTTACTCCAATAGATAGACCCCAAGAAAGAGCATTGCCAAGCGAACGGACTATAAACGTCAATATCTATGGAGGAATCGTTCAGGAAGATTATGTGAGGAACGAACTCCTACCAGCCATAAATAAAGCACAAGCACTTGCCTAATGCTCTCTTTTGATTCTGCCCTATCTAACGCTTTATACCCAAAAAGCACTACTTCCTTCTGGGTTCTGAAATTATACTATAACGCAGAAGGCTCTTCTGATTTAGTTGGGGAAGTCTACAGCAATCTTTAGACTTTTTTAATTTTACGACAAGCACTGGTAATATGTCTGTGAAGTTAATTAATACAGATAATTCTATAAAAGGTGGAAGATTTTCTGATTTGTTTTCAACAAACAACTATGCTAATAGAAAATGGGAACTATTTCAGAATACTGCACAGGCTGGTACTTATGACACTTCTGCAAGGATGATAGGTTCTGGAATAATCTCTGGTGATATAGCGTACGATACAAGTTCCATTACATTAAAACTGCTGGATTTCGCTTCAAAACATCATCAAGAACTCCCAACTACAGTTGTTGCATCCGGGACATATACCAACGCACCTGAGAAAAATATCAATAAGCCTATCCCGATGTTTTACGGTGACTGTCACGACAAGGATTCTACCAGTGTTGGAACAATTCCTACTTCTGGTGCGCAATTTGATCGTTATTATACCAAAGGTAAGTTTCCTGCAATTATTACAGATAAATTTGATTTAACGAATGCCAATATTGAAGCATTAGTGGATAATGAGACACCGCACACTTTAGATACAGAAAATATATATATGAAAGTTGATGATAATTTTGCTGTTTGTCTCAACGCAACCGAATCAGGCAACACAATAACGGTTAGCGATGTGGATTGGCGTGTTTATATTTCTCCAACATCGCATAATACATATTCAAGCGGTACGAATTACGGACAGACAATCAATCGTGATTTTAGGATTTCTGCGCCATATACATTAGCCGCTTCAGATGGAACAGCCACAACAGGATGGCGTATTCCTAAGATACCAAAATTAGGCGAGTTTACAGACATGAAAGTATTTCTTGCGCTCAGGGATATGGCAACAGACCCCGGTTCGACTATTAATGCTTTTGACATAACGAAGGCAGACGGAACATCTGTAGCCGATTTATCGGGTAGCTGGAGCGATGGAAACGATGCGGATGTTACATCGGCGAGCGTAGCAGGGCTTTATTCATCACCCGAAAAAGACAGTTGGGATTTTGAAAACAGTTTTCTTTTGAAACTTGAAGATACGTCTGGCGATTCAAGTGTCAAGATTGCTGAAATTGCACTTGAAATACAATTTGAGCCAAGCCAGATATTTGAAAAAATTGTAAGTGAGCCACACGAAGTAACTATTGCATATTCTGAATTTTACACACCTACTATAAATGAAGACGGTGAACAAGTACCAAGGACAAGAAAATTAAACAGATCAAGAAGCGTTCAGAATCCTGTTGTTAGTGATTATATATACTTCTCGGGTAAAGGTAGAAAATATCCAGCTTTTATTGATGCAGACTCCAGAAACAATGGATACGATGAAAACGATTTAATTGAGAACCCGGTCTATATGATAGAGGACATCTTGCGAACTGAATTAAGTTTAGCCTCGGCTAATATTGACTATGCTTCTTTTGATACTTCGGGAAATACATCAGATGGATATTTAGGCGATATATATGACGATGCTGTAGGCGATGTCAAATTTGCCTTTTCTCAATATAAATTTATTAATTCAAAAGATTTTATAAATAGACTGTGCAAACAGATTCTTTCATGGGTTTTTATAAGCGGTGATGGAAAATTCAAAATCAGAACATTGAGGCGAACTGGTGATTATGATTCTGTAGATAAAACAATAGATTTTAATGACATAAATTTAAAGAGCATATCAAAAACGGCATTAGGGGCTGTAAGAAACGATATTACAATCAATTATAATCACGACTATGTGCAAGATCAATATTTATCATCAGCAAATCCTACAGCCGATAATACATCTCTGGGGACTTCAGCAAGTGGTTATAATCAGACATTAAAATTTGAAATGGACGCTGATACATTAGACGATGATACTGCGGGGGCAACTTCTGGTAAAGGGCTGGCTGATGCTTACATGGAAACATTCAAAGATAGAAAAGTAATCTTGACTTTTGATTGCCTGACTCCAAAATATAATGATCTTGAAATTGGCGATATAATTAAATTTTCAAATTGGGATTCCAATATCAAAATCTATGGTACAGCAATGGGTACTGATTATTATTTAATAACAAATATATCGAAAAGTCCAAACAAATCTTCAATTAAAGCAATAAAGGTGTCATAATGGCTAATATGAATATTAGAACCCCGAGGTTCTACACAGACAATATAAATTATTTACTTTCAAGAGGAGTTGCTCAAAACGGCAGTTTTGATGTAGTAGCAACGGGTGGTTCAGGAACATCTGCCACAAGAGGTATACAAACTGGAACAGAGGCAGAATTATTTGACATGAATCCATTAAATTTAGTTGATTTTGATACCTCTGGTGACCCAGATAGTCAGGTATTAATTACGCTTGATTTAAAATCAAGTCCTAAAAAAAGCTTCATAGCGATCTTAAATCATAATTTAAGCACTGCCGATGGGAAAATTAGAATTGCAGCAAGTGATACAAAATCACATATTCAATCTGCAGATATGGGAAGTGCTACAGCCATACAGCCTGTCGAAGTCGTAAATGCTGATGCAATCGATGACAGTAGTCCCTTTGAGATAACACCAGCAACAGATGGGTCAACTATTATACGTTTTGCTGAATCAGATTTAAAATTTTGGGGTATTCAATTTGAAGGAGATGGAGGAAATGAATTTGGCAGCACTGATTTATCCATAGGCTGTATTTTAATAGGTGAATATTTCGAGATGCCTGTTGCTCCAGACTTATCCGTAAAGCGTTCTATTGTATTCGATCAGGTAGATGTTCTTGAATCAACTGGTGGTCAAAGATTTTCCAATATGAATAGTCATGGCAGGACAGGATCAACTGCTTCTAAATCGCCCTTTACAACAGCTACGCTACAATTTAATACTTACGGTGGGCGTATAATTTATGATTTAAATTTTTCTTATCTTGCTTCTACGGATGTAATGCCAAACGAATATGATTATTTAGAATTTACTGATGATGCGGTAGTTGAAGATATATGGAACAAAACAAATGGTAGACATATTCCTTTTATATTTTCTATTGACAAAGATTCAGAAGGCGATAATGCCGAATCAGAGCATATCTTCGCTAGGTTCGGACAAGATTCTTTAGATATGGAACAGGTCGCCGTAGATGTGTTTAATATTCCAATGAGAATTGAAGAAGAATTCTAAAATCTGCAAAGATAATCGAAATTAAACTCTCCAGTGCAGTGTGGGCATTTCCTTTTTTCTTTACCAAGTTTAGGGAAATCTTTATAGGTTATTAAAATCTTTCTGGATTTTCCTGATCTCGGTTTTTCCCAGCAATACCTACATACAGGGCAATATTTTATATCATTATCGGCGCTTAAATCGTCAAGCATATACGGGTCTTCTACAATATGCCGTTTTACAAATAATCCTCTTATCGCCCAATTAATTGTGTTTTTGTATTTTGGGTTCTGGCTGTAGAATTCTCTTTGATACCATTTCACATTTTTTGAGGACACTTCTAGCTCTTCTCCCTTTATCGAATCTCATTACTGACATATCATCTTCAACCTTTATATCGTATTTTTCTATGTCTGCATAAAACTCAAGAGTGTTTTTCATCTTAAAGAAACATTCTGCTATTTCTCTCTTGTTCATCAGAATGGTGCTTCGCTTTTCTTTTCAAATGACATAGAATAGTATTCTTTTCCACTCTCTGATTTTTTTAACCAACACGCAACAAGATAATCCTCCTCGTCTATCTTGGCAGAGCCTTTTAAGTCTGGTCTTCTTTCGTTTCCTTCTTTATCGTTCAAAAAAGCTGTACCAGTATTATTTTTATGCTCATACTTCTTATTCATTGATACTCCTTTAATTATGGACGGGACAGAAAGGAGGGCAAGCTGGCGGAAGCCAGCATTGAGGATGAAAACTGCCCCGCCCAAGTTGTGTCATTTTATCTCTCTTTTTTTAATATTTATAATATCATTCAAAACTTTCTTCGCTTCTGGGTTTTTTCTTCTTCTCAAGGAATTAATTATTATAGCATACTCTTTTTCATCCAACAGAATCACTATTACAGTTTTTTTTTCCATTAAATCTTGATTTCAAATATCGTTGTTCTCGATCTAATTTTATTGATAGCTTTTGGATTATAGGCTTCAAGGCTTTTGGTAATATCATATCCTTCTGTTCCATTAACATTTTGCAGGTCTACCTTTATGCCGTCCCTGTTGCCGTTAGAATAAAATATATAACAATTCTGTGATGCTCTTCCAGATAAATTCAGAGCCTTTTCAGAATAATCATTAGCGCCTACCATCGAGGAACTCCTTGAATAAATGTCCCCAACTCTCGCAGAATGAATATGTCCGCTTATTACATAGTCAATGGAAATTCCATGATTGGCATATCTGCCCATTATCTGATTAATAGATGATTCGTGCTTTGCTCCGATAGCACCATGTCCGTGCAACATTAATAAATTCTGCCCAGCTACGGTGATTACCAATTCCATCGGGTCGCCAGAGATAAACTCAATTGAACTTCCAACGAATAATGCTCTTAACATATTAAAGATAGTAAAGTCATAATTGTCTGTAGCGAGAATATCTGACCAGCCATATTCCTTTTGAGTTCTTGCCTCATTCCCAGACACACAGGCAACAGAAACATTATAGTCCTCTGAAAGCTCATGGATTGCCTGTTGCATAATGTCAACAGCAATGAATACAGCAGACGCACGATTCGTTGCATTATTAAGCATTTCGTCCAATCTGCGATCTGAATTTATTAAATCGCCTGTAAGCGATAATAAGACGTTTCCTATATCTTGGGTCGAAAAATACTTTTTAGAGGCTTCTATGTGCCTTTTAATGCGTTTAGAGGCTATCGTAAAGTCATATTTGTTGTGTGGCAGATCAACAAGCTCATTAAAATGCAAATCAGACAAATGAATTACGCCAACTGCTTTAAGTTTTTTTGATGTGTGTTTTTTAATTTGGGTGTGCATTTTATAAGAATTCAGCAGTTCAAGGATGTGTTCGTTTAGTTCTTTAACTGCATTTTCCACCCTAGCGTGTTCACGGAATGTTTTACGCTCAATCCTGTTCCTGTCCTGATAAGCCTGTTTTTGTTTGGCTATTCTAACATTCTCTTTTATAAGGTCAGGTTCTGCTATGGTTGGATATTGGCTTTTATAATTACAATCCTTACATAGCCATCTCTGCATTTCATCCCTTATTCCTTTTCGAATAAGATCGCCACTTCCGCAAGACGAGCAGCAAACAATATATCCATCGTCATTAAATACGGTCATTTATAATTCTCCCATACTTTTTTGAGTCCATCATAAAGAGCAATTAACTGTTTATCCGTAAATCGCTTTTTGGTTTTGTATCTAGAGTGAAGAATATCATATTCTTTCTGACCAAACCTTTTTGCATACCAGTTGGAATACGGATAAAAGTCTCTGTTGTGAGCCAAGTTACAACCACGACATTGGGTGTGGCAATTGCCGTTTTGTGCTATGTCCCATCTGGTTGAATAACTCGCTCTGGGAAAAAGATGACCGCATTGAAGATTTTCTTTGGATAAACATATTACGCATTTCTTGTCTCTTGCCCTTATCATAAGACTTACAATTCTGTCTAGTCTTCTTACTAACGTCATCCTTTTTTGTTTTTTCTTTTTCAATTAGCAAGTCCAATTACCTTTAAATATCGTATTTCAGAAGCCGTTTCCATTTTTGTTCTACAGGCTGGGCAAAACTTTATTGTTCCACGCCTTTCACGAAAACTGGTTCTGGTCTTATGGTTTTGAGGACATATAAGCGTCACCATCTCTTTTTCCTTTTTGATCTTCTCTTCCTCCTCAATTAGCTGTTCCTTTGTTTTCATAACCTCATCTTTCCATCCGTCATTGTTTAAATAAGTAAGAGGGTTTTTTCTGAACTGCTTATCTGGGGTTG